AGCTCTCATATTACACCATTCTACCGCGAGTACGACCTTTAGTAATAATACCATCTGCTCGTTTAGAAGCAGAGGAAACCATGCCACCTTTCTTCATTCCTTTTTTCTTAATCTCCTTAACGACACGTTTCTTTTCGCTTTTTAGGTTGCGCTTGCCTTTTTTAGTATAAGCTTTTTCAGCGTCTACTCGACCTAATTCTTCGAGTTCATTTTTTACGCTTCCGCCTTTTTTCATGCCACCCATAGCAGCTTGTCTACGCCGCGCGTCCATAGCCATAGCCATTCTTGGGTCCATAGCGCGAGTACCGGCTCTATCAGCCATAGCCATACCGCCACCCATCATTTTCTTGACTTTGCCGCCCTTCATCATTTTCTTGACTTTGCCACCCATCATCATTTTTTTATTATACATTTTGCTCTCCTTAGAATATTCTTTACCCACAGACTGTGGAATGTTTACCTTTTTAGCAAACTTAGGGTTATTAGCCACCGCCTGCATTAGTTTAAGTTGCTTGGCGCTTTTAGCTGGCATTACTTACCAGCCCACCAATATATAACCGTTGTAATTGCACTGCCGATAGCACCACAAAACCACATAGCCATTCTTCTACCGCCCTTTATTTCAGATAACATAGTTTCAATATTATCAACAGCAATTTTTAGGTGGCGGATATCTTCTTTCACTTCGTCCATATCTTTTTGCATATGGTCAATAGCTACTGAATGTTCTCCTAGTTCACGTTCGGTACTCATTAGCATTTCCACCTTTTTAATGATGCTGCTTTTCTAGTAGGACGACCTTTAGAATCTTTCATAGGGCCTTTCATACCAGACATTCGTGCACAAAAAGATTTACGGCGAGCCGCATCCTTTTTCGTTTTGGGATTGGGTGCAGGAGCCTTGAGATTAGCTCCAGTTTTTCGATTATATTTAGCGCGACCTTTCGCAGTAAGACCCGCTCCTTTAGAGACGGGGAGCTTTTCGCCCCTTCCTACTGCTAAAGATACGCCTTTTTTTCTAGCTTTAGGTTTAGCTTTCTTTGCCGTTGCCATACATTACCCACAAAATAGTGTGTAGTCAGTTATGTTAGTTGGTATTACTTCTGCAAAGTCATTAGTCTGTCTAGCAGTTAAAATTCCTTGACCCGGTAGTTGTAGCTGCTCAACAAGTGTAGCGCCCGCAGGTGTAGAAATATTAAATATTGTGTTTACCACAGAATCTACACTATTTATTCGCACAACAAGGCTTCCAGCTGTACCACTACACAATACATAAAAACCTTTTATGCGCGCTCTGGGTAAGAATAAATTTCCTGTTGTACCAACAGATACATCATTTGTGGATGCGCCGCTTGCAACAATACTAGTAATAGATGCAAAAGGAATTGTACCTGCTGCTGTAGTAGCGTTAGGTCCTGTAATAACCTCGCTAACATCACCGCTAGATATACTACCTACTCTACGCCCTGTTACAGTAAAAGTAATACCACGATCATCTCCATCTGAGGTAATATTTACTAAATAACCTGCCCCGTTTAACGCGGGGCTATCGGTTAACAACGTAAGAGTAAGAGCATTAGCTGCAATAGTTGCGGCAGCGCGATAAGTAGTGTTACTTACCGTAGGGTTAATTGCCCAAATATCTCCGTCCATAATAATTTCCTAGTCTATTAAACTCTAGTTGAGAATGGTGTAGCTGGTGTTGAAGCAGTAGGAAATACCGATACCCCTTCTAGTTTCCATGCTGCTGCACCAACTGCAGTTAGAGTAAATGTAGAACCCGCGTCTCCGCCTTGAGTAGTACCATTAAATGTAACTGAATTAGCTGTACCGGGAGTGTGGAAAAATGCAGTTACACCGTTATCGTTAGCATCATCACAGAAATTAATAGTTCCAAAAATTACGTCAGTGACGGCGCCAGTATTAATAATAAGGCTGGTTGTAATATCAGCTAGTACAGTAAATCTAAACTGCATACCTAAATTACTTGTTTGATTAGGATCAGAAGCTCCGCCTTGGCCTTGACCTGCAGCTGCGTTAGCGCCTGGATTAACTGCATTAATAAGAGGTAGAGTAAATGTACCGCCATCTGCAGAAACAGTAAGTTCTTTACCGGCGTGTCCGGGTGAACCTACAGTTGCTGGCAATACGCCAGGAGCTGAAGCTGCTACAGGGAGCGCGGTTAGAGTAAGAGTACCGCCAGTCAAAGCTGCGGTTGCATCAATTGCGTTATTGAAGCCGGACTCAACAAATCCACCAAGGGATCTGACTGGACCAGCAAAAGTGGTTATAGCCATTTTAATTCTCCATACAAAGTTAAGCTTATTAGTCGTGTATGCGTCTGCCGGGACAGTCTAATAAGCCGGATTTTTCCCGGAATATTATGATACTACACTTATTAAAATGATTATACAACAGAAAAAGAAAAACCCTGGTGGAGGATGACACCAGGGTTTTCCGCCGAGCTAATGCTACTTACGCAGCACCTTGAGAACCCCACATACCTAGTGGGTCAGACCAACCAAACGAGTAACGCTCACGGGCTTTGTAACGTACATTGCCTGTGTCGAAGTCGCCGTCCATAGAAGTAGTAAGCGGAGTTCTTTCGAAATGCTTCATACCGTTAGGAACATCAGTTGTAAGGAAGTACGCATCACCATCAGTTAAGAAGTGGTTTACAGTATATCCTTCTGGAATTGCACCGTTAGAACGTAGTGCGTTGAGGTCGTTATCAGCAGTAGCTACACGTAGCTCTGTATCTAATAGACGAGTCGCAACGAACTGCAACGAAGGTGGAATTACTAGTTTACGAGGTTTCGCTGCTATTAACAGTCCACGCTCATCAGTCCAAGCTGCGATTTGAATTACAGCATTTTCCAACGCTGTTTCGTTCAAGTCTGTAGCGACTGCTTGAGTGTTGCTGTTTACGCCACCAGAAACTAATGGGTGGTTAGCATTGAACAATGACACGTTATCGCCACCAGGGAAAGCTGCGTTGAAGCCGTTGTTTAGAACATTGGCTGCGCGAACTTGCTTAGTGTTTGCCATTGAGCGAGCAAGAGCTTTAGTATAACGAGCTGAAAGAGAATCATATAGATTGTCTTCAACTGCTTCTTCAGTAAGACTGAAGCCTAGAGCAATTGTCACGTGGTTATAACGAGCTGTGAATGCTTCTTGTGCATTATCGTATGCAATTGCTGCGCCTTCACCTTTAACAGGTGCTGCCGCGAAGCCAGCTAGTTTAGTTTCTTCTTCAAAGCTTCTATCCGAAGATTCTGCTTCGTATATTTCTTTATGCTCCTCACCATAACGCGCGTATTCTAAACCGAATAAAGCATTAAGGCCGGGGAGTAACTCTTTTAAGAGTTGTGCTCTTGAAATTGCCATGATTTATTCTCCTTAGATACCCGTTGAGTTATTGTAAGAGTGAACACCAGCATTAAACTTAACAAGTAAGTCAGTGAATGCATCACCTACAGTCGATGTTGGACTGTCTACAAAATCAACAATACGGAAAGCAAAAGCTGCCGTGGTTGCGGTTGTAGCTGTTACTGCAGTGTTAGAATTACCAGCTGGGATAGTACCCGTAGTGGTAGACTGCGCTGCTGCTAGATGAGTATTTTGACCTAAGTCAGCTGCTGTTACTGCTGCGCTGGCTTGTGCCATAAATACTACATCGGGATCGTCAACAATATATGCTTGAGCGTCTGTTGCTGCAGTGCCAGCGGGGAAATACTGACTAAAAGTTAAGTTGCCTGTAACTGGATCTGAGTAGGTACAACCTACAAATACACCAATTGTACCAGCGGGAAACGCTGCTGCTGCTCCACCACCGCCATTACCTGTGGTTGTAACAATCTCAATCGTACCACCGGCTACAATAGAAACTATTGAACCGTTGTAGATATTGACGTTATATCCGTTAGCAATGGGTAGTAAGCGAGTAGAACCCGCGTAAGGCGTACCACCAATGTGGTTTACGGCTTTAAGTCCATAAGGACTAGCTGTAGTTGCCATCTTTTTTCTCCATTAAAAGGTTTAGTTTTAACCCCTTCCAAACTTTTCAGAACCTTCAGCAAACTTAGGCATTCTTGGATCATTTTGATTCAAATACGCTGCATCGACTGCTTCCGTCTGACTTTTAGTTTTATTATCAATATAAGCCTGACGTTGTTCCATTAGCTCTTTAGGAGCTTTACATAATAATAAACCACCGATTTCAATATTATTTTTATATTGTCCTTGAGGTTTATTACCGGTTATAAGTTCTGGGTGCTCTGAATGTAGTACAGGTTCCCAGCCCTCACGCATTTTCGAAGATACGTTCATGTTATCCGGTTCATTTAATAGAGAGACTCTAACCCAACGATATACCCACCCCGGCTTCTGAGTAAACTCAGGTAATAATGCCGCAGGTTTCCATACGTGTTCTTTTTTAGGGTCTTCTCTTACTTCAACTTCCCGATCAGTTCTTTTAACTTTATCCATTTGCGTTCTCCGTTTTTATCATTTCTCGTGCATATTGTTCCGGTGTCAACCTAAACTTTTTAGCCAGAGCTAATTGAGTCTTGGTTAGTCGTACTTTTTTAGGCGCGGTACTGCGCGTAGCCGGTGCAACAACATTCGAAGGTTTGCGTTGGGCAGGTTTAACCTCTTCCAACGAATTATCCCCAAAGTTCTCAGGGAATCGCTTTTGCATAGTATCATTGATACTACGGTAATATTCATCAGATGTGGGGTTTATTCCACTCTTGACAAGTTTTTCATGTACACCCAACGCCAACGCAGTCATCTCATCGTCTTTACCAAACCAAGGATTTGCATCTTGCCAAGCTTTTGCTTTAGCGTCTGGAGCTTGAGCATTTGGTTGCGGGGTATTTTGTTGAAAATCTACACTATTCTCAGGCTGTTGTACAGCTTTAAATTGTGGTTTTCTATCAACACTAGCAGATAATTTATATTGTGCCTCAGTCATTCTAGATTGAGCCTCAATAACCTTATCCGTATCCCCAACATCATAAGCCTCTCGATAGTCTCGTTTAGCTAGTGCTAGATCTTTTTCGTGTGCTTCTTTAATTGCTTTTAAATAGTCTTCTTCACCACTACTAAGAGTAGTTTTTAAGCTTTTATTTTCTTCTGCTACCTGACGTGCAAAACGAATAGC